CTGTCCATTGGAGCATTGAAGGTAAAGCCAGGCAATCTAAGAAATGCTTTGTGGTTATACACTCGCCAGCCAACAGATACGTCAACAATGGTTGCAGAAAAATCCAAGTATATGAATACCAGGATGAGTAACCAGCAATTTGAAATATCAAAGACTATTGATGAACTGCTGCTTAATCCAAGCAAGTATGACAAATTAAGAAGCTTTGCTGGTAAGCACGGATACTTCATGCAGCAAGGTCTTCAGAATGCCGTTGATACTATTGTATGGGTCGGAGCATATAACCAATCAATGACCGAAACTGGCAATGAGAGGGATGCTGTTAGAGCGGCTGATTCAGCAGTTCGACTCACTCAGGGCAGCTTCTCGCCAGAAGATGTGTCCAGATTCGAGACCGGCACCGCATTCGTTCGAGCATTCACTATGTTTTACTCGTACTTCAATATGCAAGCGAACCTTTTAGGCACCGAATTCACCAAGACTGTTAAAGAATTCGGAGTTAAAAAAGGAATGGGCCAATTGCTTTACATCTACACATTCGCATTTATGATCCCAGCAGTTCTGTCTGAAATCATAGTACAGGGTGCCGGTGGGTTCGCAGATGGTGACGATGATGAGTGGGACGAGAATGATGCCATGGCTTTATTCTTTGGATCGCAAGCCAGGACTGCCATAGCGATGATACCTATAGTTGGACCGTCTATCATGGCCGGTGTTAATGCGTGGAACTCTAAGCCATATGATGACCGTATAAGTACGTCCGCATCAATATCAGCACTTGAGTCAACTGTTCGCGCACCCAATACTCTTTACAAAGCAATCGCTGAAGACGGTTCCTGGAAGAAGGCTATACGGGATACGTTGACCGCACTTGGAATGATCACCGGTCTTCCTCTTGGCCAGATGGGAAAGCCTCTTGGATACGCTGCTGATATAGCGCAAGGCAGGGTAAACCCAGAGAGCGCTATGGATGTGACTCGTGGAGTTATCTCTGGCAAGGACGTAAACAGACCGAATCAATAATTATCCGTAACTAATTTATTTAACTTATCATCAAAGAATAAAGGAGTACCTCGATGACAATCTCCAGCCAGACCAGAAAAGCAGGGCCATTCGTAGGAAGTGGATCAACTGGTCCCTTTGCGTATGCATTCAAAATATTCCAGCCATCGGATATGCTGGTTGTAAAAGTCAACAATACAACCTCAGTTGAAACAACTCTAGTATTAACCACCGACTTTACCGTAACTTTGAATTTCGACCAGAACTCAAATCCTGGCGGGAATGTAACTCTGGTCGCTCCATTGGCGGTTGGATACAACATGGTTATGTCTTCCCAGGTTCCTTATTTACAGGAAACGGACCTGACCAACCAGGGTGGATTTTACCCGGAAGTTATCACCAGTTCTCTAGACAATTTAACCATCCAGACCCAGCAGTTGAAGGAAGAGGTTGACCGGTCTGCAAAGCTTCCGATTACTTCTGCCGAAGATGCCGATGCTTTGGTGGCTGACATTGTTCGCCTGGCTGATAGCGCTGCCAATATAGACATTGTTGCCAATAACATAACCTCAGTTAATACAGATGCAACTTACATCGCCAACATCAATACAGTTGCCGGGGCGATTGCCAATGTAAATGCTGTCGGAACCGACATTGCTAATGTTAATACTAACGCTACGAATATAGCCAGCATTAACACGAACGCAACTAACATAGTCGCTATTCAGAATGCTGCCGCAAACGCCGCCGCTGCTGCTGTATCTGCCGGAGCCTCGGCAACCAGTGCAACAAGCGCAAGTAACTCAGCAACGACTGCTACAACGCAAGCAACGAGCGCAACAAATTCAGCGACAAGCGCAACAGCATCGGCATCTAGCGCGACTTCAAGCGCATCTACTGCTACTGCACAGGCTTCATCAGCAACGTCTTCTGCATCGACCGCAACCACCCAGGCCGGTCTAGCAACCACGCAAGCAAGTAACGCGGCAACATCGGCCACCAATGCCGGAACGTCTGCAACGACCGCAACTACACAAGCCGGGATAGCAACTACCCAGGCAACCAATGCTGCGGCATCAGCAGTATCGGCAGCGGCCAGTCTTGCATCGTTCACGAATACCTACCTTGGTGCTTTCGCAACCGATCCGACTTTAGATCCAAGTAGCGGGCCATTGACCTCCGGTGATCTGTACTTCAATACGGTAGCTAATAGAGTAAGAGTTTACTCAGGCGCAGCCTGGGACTATGTAGCACTAGATGCTACAGTTGTGGTGTCTAAAGATTCGTCTACTGGATCTGCAATACTACCCGCGGGGACCACAGCAGAGCGCACTGTAACTGGCGTAACCAACGGTATGCTGCGATACAACACAACCATTGCTGGCTTTGAAGGGTACGTTGCTGGTGCCTGGGGCGGTGTTGGTGGCGCTCAAGCCAACGGTGCAATCTACGAGAATGCTCAGTCGGTAACATCATCGTACACTTTGACAACATCTAAAAATGGATTCTCTGTTGGGCCAATTTCGCTCGGATCGGGCGTGGTGGTTACTGTTCCTAGCGGCTCTCGCTGGGCAATTCTTTAGGAGATATATAAATGGCATCTACGATTGCGGCTCTTACGAGTGGTGCAGGTGGCATCTCGATGACTGGCGATGCCTCTGGCATTCTCAACTTAAATAGTAATGGAACTACAGTAGTTGCTGTGACCAGCACGGGCATGGCTGTAACTGGTACTCTGAGTTCTAGTAACGGAATCAGCGTAGCAAACACCTTTGGCTTCAAGAACCGCATCATCAATGGTGCAATGGTGATTGACCAGAGGAATGCGGGGGCTAGTGTTACTCCTACTACCAGTACATATACATTAGACAGATGGGTTTATTATGTATCTCAAGCGTCTAAATTAACATCACAACAAAACGCTGGCGCTGTAACTCCTCCTGTAGGGTTTACAAAATACTTAGGAATAACATCATCTTCCGCGTATTCTGTTGGAGCTAGTGATTATTTTTGTGCGGCACAACCAATTGAAGGATTAAATATTGCCGATTTAGGATGGGGTACAGCCAATGCCTCTAATGTAACTTTATCATTTAGAGTTTATTCAAGTCTGACAGGTACATTTGGCGGAGCTTTAAGTAACGCGACTATTTCTTACCCATTTACTTATACTATTTCTTCGGCAAATACTTGGACAACTATTTCTGTCACTATTGCAGGGCCAACAACCGGAACATTCTCTACAACAAACACAGCTGGTGTAATTGTTTACATTGGTCTTGGTGCTGGCTCTTCTTTTAGTGGAACGGTTGGCTCTTGGCAAGCAGGTAATCTTGTTTCAGCCACAGGCGCAGTCAGCGTAGTAGGCACTTCTGGCGCTACCTTCTACATCACAGGCGTTCAACTAGAAAAAGGCTCTACTGCTACTTCGTTTGATGTCCGTGCATATTCTACTGAGTTGGCGATGTGTCAGAGGTATTATTTTAAAACTTTTGCACAAGGTACTGCACCAGTTCAAAACTCAGGCTCAACAGCGGGAGGATTACTTGTAAGTACATCAGCAACATCTACATTTGGTGGCTCATTATCACTTCCTGTAACTATGAGGGCAGCCCCCTCAACTGTTACAACATTTAACCCATCTGCTGCAAATGCAAATTGGCGAGATACAAATAATGCGGCTGATAGAACAATTGTCTCCGCTGGAGGTGGTGATTCTGCTTTGTTTGTATCAGGTGCGTCAGGCATTGTTAATGGTTTAAATTTTTGTCATGTAACGGCTACAGCGGAGTTATAAATGTATAAATTAAACAAAGATGGAACATATGCTAACAAAGTTGGTACTGGCGAATGGCATAACATAGAAACATCGCAAGTCTACCTAGCATGGCTTGCTGAAGGCAACACACCATTACCAGCAGATAAGGAGGTAGCATAATATGGCGAGTCTAATTGTAGCAGGGGACACTTCTGGCAGCATCACTATCAGTGCGCCACTGGTTGCAGGATCAGGAGTTTTAACACTTCCAACTGGAACCGACACACTAATCGGGAAAGCCACGACTGATACGCTGACGAATAAGAGCATAGCAGCTACTCAGCTAACTGGAACTATTGCAGCAGCAGCATTGCCAGCGGGGAGTGTGTTACAGGTGGTGAGTACAGCTAAGACAGATACATTCAGCCTAGCAGCAACCACAACATTCACTGATGTTACTGGTCTGACTGTAACGACTGCCGCACTCAGGTCAACGGCAAGCAGGGTTTTCATAAGTGTGGCACTTGGCAGGGTCAGCCACTCAGCCGTAGGAACGTATTCGATTGCATTCAGGCTTATGCGCGGAGCAACGGTGATCGCTGTTGCCGATGCTGCTGGCTCTAGGCCCAGAGCTAGTTTTGCGACAACTTCAGCTACAGACACTAATCACTCATTGGGAGCATCGTTTTCGTGGGTAGACTCACCTTCTTCAACTTCCGCTGAGACATATAAACTACAAATGACCGTTCAAGCGGCTGGAACTGGCTACATTAATCGTACTGGCGGTGACTCTGATGGCGCAGAGGTTTACCAGTCTCGCGCAGCATCTTCTATAACAGTAATGGAGATACAGGGATGATAGACTATACTAAAATACTTTCACTCAACTATCCTAGCACTCAGTGGGCGCTCAACGGTGATTCCTACGAAGGTTTAGACTGGTACGACTCCACTCCAAAGCCAACACAAGCTGAACTTGATGCTCTCTGGATACCTACACAAGAAGCCGATAGCAAAGCAGCTAACAAAGCCACAGCATCATCACTACTAGCTGGCACAGACTGGACAACCATAGCTGACGTTGCTAGTCCTACAAACAGTCCCTATCTAGCCAACCAAGCAGACTTCATAGCCTACCGTAACGTCATCAGGGCTATTGCTGTATATCCACCTGCTGGTGAAGTGGTCTGGCCTACACCGCCAACAGAAGTTTGGGAAGGAGAATAATATGGCAGTAATTATTAATGGCGATCTCTCAAGCTAATGCAGCATAGCATTTACTGGATTCACTGTTTAGATCATACGGATATATTTACTCAAGGCTATGTAGGAATATCCAAGTCTGCTGAGAAAAGATGGATTCAGCACTTTAAGAGATCGGGGAATAGACATCTTAACTTTGCCATTGAGAAGTACGGCTGGGATAACTTAGTAAAAGAGAAGATAGTAATTGGCGGGAAAGATTACTGTTTAGATATTGAGAAGAAGCTAAGGTCAGCAGATGGGATTGGCTGGAATTTAGTAGCTGGTGGGGGATACCCACCCAAAGCAAAGAAAGGTCATACCAAAGGTTTCCCTGCTTGGAACAAAGGCATTCCTTGGTCTGCTGAAGCTAGGGAAAGCATTAAGAATAACGTTACTAAACTTTGGGAGAATCCTGAGTATAGACAACGTATGTCTAATGCCCATAAGGGGCAGACATCTAATATGAAAGGCAAGAAGCATTCTGCAAAATCTTTATTGCAAATGAGGCTGGTAAAACTAGGAAAGCCATCTAGCAAAAAAGGATTTAAAAATAGCGCAGAAACTGTACAAAGAATGAGAGAATTGGCTGTAAAAGAATCTTGGGTATGTCCTTATTGCAACAAGCATGGCAATGGCAAAGGTGCTGGGAACAGGTGGCATTTTGATAATTGTAGATTTATAAAGGAAACGTCATGGCTATAGTTCTGGATGGAAATTTAGGAATTACCTCCCCTGCTGAGACAGTACAGGGCGCTCTAACAACCACTGGTAACACTATACTGGG